TGACCTCGGGTCGGCTGTCCGCCGGCAGGCGCAGCTCCAGGCTGTCGAGCACACCCTCGCGCAGCTCGCCGCGACCGCTAACCCTCTCGCGTCCCAGATGGTCCTCGAAGCGTGGCACCAGGGCGCCGACCGCGCAGCGAAACAGATCGCCGAGCTGCCCATTGACGCCCCGGAGAAACTCGGCGTGTTCAACGGTGTCAGCCTCGAGGCCGTTCAGGCGATGCAGACCAGCCTCGTCCAGAGCCTCGATGCAGCCACGCAGAACCTCGGCCGCCGTGTCCGGGATGTCTACGCCCGGGAGCAACGCCGAGCCGTCCTGAGGGCCGTCCTGGGCGCCTCAGGCAGCCCCGACGCCGCGTCCAAGGACCTACAGGCCGCACTGATGCGCGACAAGGCCGTCCAGAAGGCCGTGCGTGACGGAGGGACAGCCTTTGAAGACGCCGCGAAACGCCGCTGGAAGCTCGACGTCTACTCGAACATGGCGACCCGTACCGTCACCCGCGAAGCCGTCGTCCAAGGCGCCGTGGCCCGGATGGTCTCCCACGGCATCGCGATCGCCCGCGTCTCCACGCATGCCGGGTCCTGCGAGATCTGCCTCCCGTTCCAAGGCACCCTGGTAGCGCTCGGGCCCGACACGCCCGCTGAATACCGCGGTGAGGCCGTCTCCGACACCGGCGAAATACCGCCGTTCCACCCGAACTGTGCACACAGCCTTGAGCCCGTGGCGGCTACGATCGACAGCCTCCGCGAACAGCTCGAACTCGAACCCGAAGCGGTGACCTAACGATGCCAGAGGTGACCTACATAGGACTCGGGCCGCTCCTCGCCAAAGGACGCGCGGCAGTCGAGACCGCCGTCGTCCAGTCCGCCGAGGACCTCGTCGCCCGGCAGATGGAGGCCGCGCCCGTCGACGCAGGTACCCTCCGCGCCGGCATCCACCTCGACAGCATCGAGAACACCGGCGACACGATCACCACGACGAACTCCACCGGCGGCGAGTCGGCCGACTATGCGATCCCCGTCCACGAGGGCGCGCGCGAACACGTCATCGAAGCCAAGAACGCCCAGGCGCTCTTCTGGGACGGTGCGGACCACCCCGTCAAGAAGGTCGTGCACCCCGCGACCGCCGGCAACCCCTACATGAGCCAGCCGCTGCTCGACAACATCCCCGTCTACGAGCGGGCGATGGCAGCCGCCGCAGCCGAGGAGTTCTAGTGAGCAGCCTGATCGTCGTCGAGCAACTCCAGACCTACCTGATCGAACAGGGCATCGGGCAGCACCCGGACACCGCACCATCGCTGACGGTCCCGTCGATCTGGACGATGCCTAGGAAGGGCGCGAAGATGCCCCGCAAGCCCGACAAGGGCGGCCGGCTCCTGGAGAACATGACCGTCACCCTGCACGACCAGAACCTCGCAGGCCCCCCCGGGGTCGCAGCGTGGCTCGAGGACACGTTCGTCGACGTCACAACCCGGTCGATCAACCCGGCCGAAGGGAAGCTCCTGCACCGCACGATCGCCGGGCTACTCGCGCCGATCGGGAAGGTCGGCGGACGGAAGCACTGGACGATGCACGAACTACTCGTGCAGGAATCCCGGATCTGGCGCCGCGAGCAAGCCCTCCCGCCCGTTGAAGGCGGCACGACGTATGACCGGGTCGCGTCGTACCAGTTCCGGTGCGCCCGCTCGACGCTCGCAGCCTGACCTGACGTAGCACCCATCTTCGACGCCGTGGGGCGTCGTCGCGCACCCTCACGCCAACGGTGGCGGGAGGCACATCCTCGATGCCCAAAGGAGGGCGTCTACATGAGCACCACCTACCTCGAGCTCGAGGACCACATAGGGGTCGAACCGAGCCATGTCGTCTGCCCCAAAACCGGGGAAGACATCGACAACCCGAACGCCGGCGTCCCCGGACCACTCGTCCGTCAGGGCATCCCATTTCCGATCGCGGTCAATGTGCAGGAGACGGGCGACACAGTCACCCAGATCCAGGTCCTCGACATTCAGCCCGCCGAGGACATCAGCGCGATCGGCCTCATCCCGGCCCGCATCATCCCGGGGACACGGGTGATCGAAACGACGTCGGACACGATCGCCGCGGCGCTCCTGAACATCGGGCACTACCGGGTCTGTGACCCGCCGGTGAGTATGGCCCAGACCCGCGGACGCAAGGCCGGCCAGCCGAACAAGGCGGAACTCGCAGGGATCGCTGTTGACCTCGGCATCGACGTCAAAGGACGCAGCAAGCCGCAGATCGAAGCCGCGATCAAAGAGCACAACGCCGCAGCCGCCGCCGCAACGTCGCCCGTCGAGGGCGGCCCGGATGAACCCGCTGAGCCCGCAGGCGAGGCCGTGTTCGACGCCCCGACCAACGACACCACCCAGGAGGACTGACCTATGCCCGCAGAAGTCATCGAGAGCGGCGTAGGCACGCTCAACTACGGCAAGCAGACCGCGAAGGGGTCGATCGCCACCGCTGCGACGGTCACGGTCGGCTACGACCAGCCGAAGATGCAGGCCGGCGGCCTGAAGGTCAACAAGACCTCCAACTCAGAGGAGTTCGTCGACGGGCAGCGGTTCGGGAGCCCCGCCACGTTCACCGACACCATCGGCGGTGAAGTCGGCACCCTCACGATCCAGCCGCAGCCCGAGAACGCCGGCCTGTACGCCGCGCAGCTCCTCGGCGTCGACACCGTCACAGGGTCAGTCGACCCGTGGACGCACACCATCACCTCGGCGGGCACGTCGGGTGCGTGGGCGACCTGGTGGCAGAAGGTCGGCGCAGCTGTCGGCCCGAACCGGGAGCTCTACAGCGACAGCAAGATCGCGAAGCTCGTCCTGAACGCCGCGGACAAGCAGAACGTCATGCACTACGGCCTCGACATCCAGTCCCTCAACCCGGGGCAGGTGTACACGGTCGACCCCGCCAAGACCCAGGCCACCACAGACCCGTACTACTGGACGGAGACGGCGGGCGCGATCACGTTCGACGGGAAAGTGCTCTCCGAGATCAACGAAGAGATCGTCGAAATCGACACGGGCCTGAAGCCATACAACGGGAACGACATCCGGCCGATCCAGCTCATCGAGAGCAAGGGCAAGATCATCTCGACGCTGAAGACGATCGTCACCAACGAAACGCGGGAACTGTACCTCAAGGCCCTGTATGGCGAAGTCGCCCCGGCCGCCGGGAAAACACCGGTGAAAGCGGTCTACTACGCGGCCGCGAAAACGGTGTACGAAAAGTCCGCGACCCGCAAGATGACGATCGAACGGCCGAAGATCGCGATCGACCCGAAAGACATGAGCATCCCGCCGCAGGCCGAAGGCGGCGAAATCGCGATCATGTTCGGCGGGGAGTGCCTGAAGGAAGGCGCCACCGCGGCGTTGACGATCATCGTCCTGTCGGGCGAGGAAAAAAGCTACGCCTGATGCCTCCCGTAAAGCGTGCCGGCACCTCTCGGGGTGCCGGCCGCTCCGCCACGCCCAAACCACCGAAGCTGCCGCCTGTCACCGTCGCCCGTCTCGAGGAGACTGGCCGGCTGCTTGAGCGGCTCGTCGCAACGAACCAGTCCGTGTTCGTCGAGCGGGGGCAGGCCTACAAGGACATCCACCGGAAAGGGGCCAGCAGGCCCCTTTCGGCGTTGGAGTCAGCGCAGATCGCTGCGGCCCTCGACTCCGAGGACAAGATCGCGTCGGCCGAACAGGTGCAGCAGAGCGAACTCCGCGCCTACGACGAGCCGGATAGCCGGGAGATCCTCGTCGCTGCAGGCCTCGCCGTCGCACCAGCGTTCGTCGAAGCGCTCCGGCAGGTCGTCGCGCTCGTCGAGCTGGACGCCACGACATTCGAACAGGCATGTGAGGATGACACCCTCGACCAGGTCGTCGAAGGCGCAGCAGACGAGCTCCGCAACCTCGAGCTCGGGGACATGCGGACCCGTGCGGCCGCTGCGATGGCGCACTACGCCCGATCGGCAGGGTTCGAGCCGGGGGAAGCATGGGGCCTGCCCGTCCAGGCGGTGTGGCAGGCGCTCCAAACAGCGATGGGCAGTCTCGTGGACGCATCAGCGTCCTCGCAATTGACCGGCTCTGCCGAGAGTACGGAGGGTTCACCCGGCGAGACGTCCTCTACCGGCTCCGATGGACCGAAGCCCTCGAGCTGATGGAGACCATCCGTGTCCGCGAACAGCGCTGGGCCGACGCCCAAGGCGACGGCGAACCGTCAGGGCTGATGTCGTTGCATCAGCGCATCGCGAACCGGCTGAAGCGAGGCCGCTGAGATGTCGCTCGAGGCGGGGTCTGTCTACACGATCCTGGGCGGCCGGTTCAACCCGGCCGCCTTCGAGCAGTTCGACGCCGCCAACAAGAAGGCAGCAGCGGACGCCACCACGGCCGAGTCGCGGCTCTCGGCGGCCGGGCAGCGGCTCTCGAGCGCCCACGAGCGGGTCGCAGCATCTGCGGAGAAGGTCGCGTCGTCCGGCGCTCGGATCGCTGAAAACGCCCCGTTGAAGGCGATGGACCAGTGGGCGAAGACCAGCAGTCAGGCCGAGAAGAACCTCGGGACACTCGGGACCGTCGCGTCGAAAACGGCGGCTGTCGGGATTCTCGCGGTCGGCGCCGCGACGATCTACGCCGCATCGAAGGCGACGACATTCAACCGGGAGATGCTGAAGATCAGCACCCAGGCCGGCGGGTCCGCGGCCGAAGTCAAGCAGCTCTCCCAGGCAGTCCTCTCGATGGCCGGGAGCGTCCCGCAGGGGCCGCAGAAGCTCGCCGAAGGGCTCTACCACATCGAGTCCGCCGGGTTCCGCGGCACACAGGCCATGTCGATGCTGAAGGCGGCCGCTGAGGGCGCCGCGCTCGGGAACGCGAACCTCGAGGCGACGACGCAGGCGATGATCGCGACGATGGCCTCCCAGATCAAGGGGGTTCACGGCTCCGCGGACGCCATGGGGCAGCTGAACGACATCGTCGGCGTCGGCGACATGCGGATGGAAGCCCTCGCACAGGCCATGGCGACGGGCATCCTGCCGACCGCGCACGACGCTGGACTGTCACTCAAAGATGTCGGCGCGGCCCTCGCGACCGTGACGGACAACGCGACCCCGGCGAACGTGACCGCTACCCGCCTGCGGATGACGTTGGCGTTGATGGCGGCCCCGTCGAAGGCCGCCACGAAGCAGCTCGAATCGATCGGCCTAACCTCGACGTCGCTCGCTCACGACATGCGCCAGCCGAACGGCCTGTTGAAGGCCGTCGAAGACCTCAAGACGCACCTCCGCGACAGCGGGAAGACCGCCGAAGAACAGGACGCGATCCTGAGCAAAACGTTCGGGGGCGGCAAGTCCTCCGCGGTGATCCACACACTGATCTCCGAGACCGACCGGCTCCGCAACAAGTACGACCAGCTCGGCGCCAGCAACGGCCCAGCGAAACTCGCGAAGAGCTGGGCCGAATTTCAGAAGAGCGAATCCGCGAGCTTTGGCGAGCTGAAGTCCGGCGCGGAAGCGTTCGCGATCACCGTCGGTAACGTCGTGCTCCCGGAGCTGACGAAGCTCTCACACGAAGCGACACACGCCCTCGACGGGTTCGTCAAGAGCGGCGGCGCGAAGGCCGCCGGTGAAGACCTGGTGCACGTCTTCGACGAGATCGGCCAGGTGGTAGGGAACGTCGCAGGCCCATTGGCCTCCGTTGCCGAGGCGATGGTCGCCGTCGGTAAAGCCGCCGGTCTCGGCAACGCTACGGAGGTATCCGCGCTCCTCGCCGGGTTCCTCGCATTCAAGAGCGCCACGTTCGTCGCCCCGATCCTCACCGCGATCGCCGGCGCCATCAGCGAGGTCGGCGTCGCCGCTGCGACAGCCCCCAGCATCGCCGCGTTCGGAGGGGACCTTGTCGCTCTCGCCGGCGGCCCGGTCGGCGCCGCCGCGCTCGCGCTCGGCGTGCTCGCCGCCGGGTTCGTCGCCCTCAACTCTGGGCTCTTCTCATCACAGTCCGCCGCAGAAAAGAACGCCGCTGCCCTCGAACACGACCAGAAGGCCGTCGAAGGACTCGCCAACGCAACCCAATCCGCCGCGGAGGCCCACACGAACGCCGAACGAGCCGAGCTGCGCCACAAGGAAGCCGGCGAACAGCTCAAGAAGGTCGAAAAGGAAGTTGCCGACGGGACACTCAAAGGCGCCGCGGCACAGAACGCGCTCCTCAATGCGCGCCTCAACGACGCCGAAACCTCCGAGGCAGTCGCCTCCGCTCGCAAGAAGGCCCTCGGCGCCGTCAAGGAAGAACAGAAGGAATCGGAAAAGGCGAAGAACACCCTCGGCGGCCGGCAGCGGGAAATCCTCAAAGAAATCGACACGACCAACAAACAGATCGCCGCCGCGAAGCAGACAGCCGCCGGACGCAAAGAACTCGGGATGCTCACCGAAAAGCTCAAGGCGCAGGAGCAGGCCTACGGGAACGCGGCGAAGATCGCCGCCCAGTACGAAGCGCAGCTCGCCGTCGCCGAAGAGTCCCGCCGGCGCATCCAGGCCAGCAAGAGCGCGATCACCCCGGAAAACGCGATGGGCGTCAAACAACTCCAGGACCAGCTCTTCGAGGCCGGAGCACCCAAGAAGGTCGTCGCCCGTTACGAACTCGAAGACCAGGGCGCCCAGGCGCAGCTCGGCGGACTCGCGACGAAGCTCGCGAACCTCGGCCAGCAGACGTTCGTCGCGAAGGTCCTGACCACCGCGCCAACCGCCGCGATCGGCGTCCTCGCGTTGACCGCGGCGCTACACGGTGTGCCGCCGAGCAAGGTCATCCGGATCATGACCGACGCGACGTCGAAGAAGGTCGAGGTCGACGCGCTCAAGGCGTCTGTCCGCGGG